GAGCGGAACAACGGCATCCGCATCGACCATCTGCTGCTGAGCGCGCAGGCCGCCGACCTGTTGCAGGATACCGGCATCGACAAGGGCGAACGCGGGCGGGACAAGCCTTCGGACCATGTGCCGGTCGGGGTGGAGCTGGCGGCCTGAGCGGTTACAGGAACAGCCCGTCGAACAGCACCGCGCCGGTGGTGCCGAAACCCAGCAGCGTGCCGTCGCCGGTCTGCGTCAGGGTCACGAAGGGCGGCGGCGCGGACAGGTCGATCAGCCGATTGTCGAGGCGGATCAGGTCGATGCCGGGGGCGAAGTCGGTGATGGTCACGCGGGCGCCGCCGCCGCCGGTTGTCAGCAGGTAGCGGTCGGCCCCGGCGCCACCCGTCACGCGGTGGTTGCCGCCGGGCTGTTCGAAGATGAAGCGGTCCGCCCCGGTGCCGCCGTCGATGACCGTGGCCCCGGCGCCGATGTGGAAGCTGTCGTTGCCGGAACCGCCGAAGGCGTGGTCGTTGCCGTGGCGCAGGTCGAAGGTGTCGGCCCCGGCGCCGCCGCGCAGCGTGTCGTGGCCCCAGCCGCCGATGAGCAGGTCGTTGCCGCCGCCGCCGGTCAGGCTGTCGTTTCCTGCCGCCCCGTCGAGCGTGTCGGCAAGGGCGGTGCCGTGGATGGTGTCAATGCCGCCGTGCCCCTTCAGGTGGTGGCTGTCGAGGCCGAAGACCTCGAGATCGAAGTCGATGTAGCCGATGCCGATATGCTGGGCGCCTGCCGTCGCCTCGACCACGCCTTGCGTGCCGGCAAGGCGCAGACCGGCCGGGCCCAAGCTGTCGGCCGCCCCAAGCAGAAGCGTGGCGGTGCCGTCGTCGTGGACGATGCGCAGGTCGTCGGCTGCGGGGCCGTCATGGGCAACGACATGCATCCGGGCCGCGACATCCTGCCAGGTCGCGTAACGGGCGCCGAAGCTGATGCGGTCGCCTTGTGCGGCGCTGAAATCGACAACGATGTCAGAGCCTTGTCCGACGTCGAAGATGTCGGCGCCCAGCCCGCCTTCCAGCACGTCATGGCCCGCCCCGCCGAACAGCGAATCGTTGCCGGTGCCGCCATAGAGGAAATCGCGCCCCGCCCCGCCGAGCAGGCGGTCGTTGCCGCCCTGGCCGAACAGGAAGTCTTCGGCCTCGGCGCCGGTCATGAGGTCATGGCCGGTGCCGCCGTAGAGCAGGTTGTTGGCCTGCGCGATGCCGGCCAGCCGGTCGTTCCCGCCATAGCCTGCGGCGATGCCGAAGCCCTTGACCGGATCGAACGGCGCGGCGGGGTCGTAATCGGCATCGGTCGGTTCGTTGCGCAGCCGCGCGGCGATGAGGGTGGCCGTGATGTGGTTGTTGCCCGACAGACCCGGAGGGCGGTCATCCAGCGTGAAGGCGTTCATCGCGAAGGCGTAGCTGTGCTGGTGCAGGAAGCGCAGCGCGCCGCCCTTGTCGATGGTCACGAGCGCAGAGCCCCCGGCCTCGGCCCCCGGGAACCAGCCCATGCCGAAGCCCTTGTCCGCGAACCATTCCTGCATCCGCCCGAACAGGAAGGCGATGTTGCCGGTGTCGGTGGTGTCGTTGACCGAGGCGCCGGTGAGGTTGAATTCGGTCAGCTGCACCGCGCGGCCCGCCATGGGGGCGAAGACCTGTTCGAGCCGCGCGATGATCTCGGCCGGGGTCAGGCGGTCGGTGCCGTGCCAGCCGGGGTAAAGGTGGGCGGACCAGACGAGCTGGTCGCCAAAGCGCGATTCGAGGTGGTCGAGCGCCGAGGTTCCGTTGATGACCGGGCGCGCCAGTTCCGCAAAGCTGCCCGAAAAGCCCCAGCCGCCGATCAGGATCTGGTCGTCCGGGTCGGCACCCGTGGCGGCGGCAAGCCGTTCCATGTGGCTGGCATAGAGCGCGACGAAGCGGTCGAGCGTGGCCTGTTTCGTGCCCTGCGGGGCGATCACCTCGCCGCGCGCCCAGGCGGCGGGTTCGTTGGCCAGTTCATAGCCCGAGACGGCTGCGCGCACGTCGGTGTTGCGGTCAAGCCAGGCGTCGAGCGTGCGGAAGGCGGTTTCCATGCGGGGAATCACCGTGCCGTCCAGGTGGGCGGCCAGCGAATCGGGGGTCCAGCCATCGCCCCAGCCGCTGCGCTGGGCGAGGCCTTCGTTCTGCACGAACAGGATCTTGAACCCCTGGGCCGCAGCGGCCGTCAGGAAGCGTTCGTAAAGCGGGTGCAGGTTGCCGTTCGAATCGAAGCTGGCCAGGTTGAAGGGCAGGCGCAGGGTATCGACCAGCGGCATTGCCCGGCGCAGGCCTGCGGCGAAGCCTTCGGGGTCGCCGTCCATGCCCATGGGGATGGTCTGTTCGCTGCCTTGCCAGTGGTAATGCTTGTCATCCGCGCGCAGCTTCGCGTCGTAGCTGCCGTTCGCCCGGTCGCGGGCGATGGCATCTTCGGCGAGGACCTGTAGGTTGATGATGTTGGCGGACATGCGGGGGACCGGGGACTGGAACGGGCAGCAGGATTGCCGGTGCAGAATGACCGCCAGAAGGTGTCCGGAAAACGGCACGATTCCGAAGATTATTCCGGCTGAGCAACCGCTTGGGCGGCGGGGCCCTGGCTGTGCCGCCATTCTGCCGCGCGGGTGCCACATTGGCCGCGCCCGGGCGCCGCCGCGGGCCGGGGCGGCGGGTTGTTTGTGGCGGAGGGGTGGCAGGGCGGGCCGATGTGTAAACACAATGTTTCCGCGGCGCCCGGTCGGCCGGGGCCCGATTTCAACCCTGGCGATTGTCCTTGACTCTGCGAACGCCTTATGGCAGAGATAGGACATGCTGGAAGAAGTGGGTCAGCGGCGCAGGGCAACCGGGCGCCGCTTTTCCGTTTCACTCGTGCGGAGTGCATGAGAGGCAGGTTCGGCAGACCATGACAATCCACACTCCCGTCACACAAGGCGGGCTTTCGCGGGATGAAGCCGCGGAGGCCCTGGAACTGTTCGATCTGGCCAGCACCATCCTGCGACAGATGCTTGACGAGGCTCGGGGGGCCGCCTCGGAGGCATCGGCGAAGGAGCTGGCCGTGTACACCAAGGAGATCAGCGGCGCCTTGAAGACGCTGATCACGGAGAGGCAGCATGTTGAGAAACTTCGCCGAGACGCCGGAGACCTGGCAGGGGGCCGGGACTTCGACCTCGATGCGGCGCGCGATGAGATCGGGCGCCGCCTGGCTTGCCTCCGCGACGCCGGAGCAGGTTGAAGCCTTCCTGGGCGGGCTGAGCGATGCGTCGCTGGCGGCCTTGCCCTGGATTTTCGAGTTCTGGGCCTTGCCGCACCAGTTGCCGCCCGAAGGCGCCTGGCGGACCTGGGTGATCATGGGCGGGCGCGGGGCGGGCAAGACCCGGGCCGGGTCGGAATGGGTGCGCGCCGAGGTGGAAGGGGCGAGGCCCGGCGATGCGGGCCGGTCGCGGCGCGTGGCGCTGGTGGGGGAAACCATCGACCAGGTGCGCGAGGTGATGATCTTTGGCGAAAGCGGGATTCTGGCCTGTTCGCCCCCCGACCGGCGCCCCGAATGGCAGGCCGGGCGGCGGCGGCTGGTCTGGCCCAACGGGGCGGTGGCCGAGGTCTATTCGGCGCATGAGCCGGACAGCTTGCGGGGGCCGCAGTTCGATGCCGCCTGGGTGGACGAGCTGGCCAAGTGGAAGAAGGCCGAGGAGACCTGGGACATGCTGCAGTTCGCGTTGCGGCTGGGCAGCCATCCGCGGCAGGTGGTGACGACGACGCCGCAGAACATCGGCGTGCTGAAGGCCATCCTGCGGAACCCGTCCACCGTCATCACCCATGCCCCGACGGAAGCCAACCGCGCGCATCTGGCGGCGAGTTTCCTGGAGGAGGTGCGCAGCCGCTACAAGGGATCGCGCCTGGAACGGCAGGAGCTGGACGGGGTGCTGCTGGAGGATGCCGAAGGCGCGCTGTGGACCCATGCGATGCTGGAAGGCGCGCGGGTGGCCGAGGCCGGGCGGCTGGACCGGATTGTCGTCGCGGTGGACCCGCCGGTGACGGGGCGCGCGAGTTCGGACGAATGCGGCATCGTGGTGGCCGGGGTGCGGATGGACGGGCGCCCGCAGGACTGGGTGGTGACGGTGCTGGAGGATGCGACGGTGGCCGGGGCCAGCCCGCAGGGTTGGGCCGAGGCGGTGGTGGCGGCCTATCGCCGGCATGGCGCGGACCGGATCGTGGCCGAGGTGAACCAGGGCGGCGATCTGGTGACGGGGCTGATCCGGTCGATCGACGGGGCGGCGCCCTTGCGGGCGGTGCGGGCATCGGACGGCAAGGTGGCGCGGGCCGAGCCGGTGGCGGCGCTCTACGAGCAGGGGCGGGTTCGCCATGTGCCCGGGCTGGATGCGCTGGAGGCGCAGCTGTGCCGCATGACCTTGCAAGGCTATGACGGCAAGGGCAGCCCGGACCGGGTGGATGCGCTGGTCTGGGCGGTGACGGAGCTGGTGCTGGCCCCGCAGGGCCGGCCCGTGGGAGCCCCGCGGGTGCGCGGGCTGTAGCGGCAGGACCGGGGGGCTTCGCGCCCCCCGGACCCCCCGCGGGATATTTTCAGACAGAAAATGAAGGGTCGGGGCCGCCTTGGCGGTTGCCCGGCGAGTCCTGCTGTCGAGGCGACAAGGAGCGGCGGAGATGTTCGGATTTCGCAAGGCGGCGCCGGTGGTGCCCGAGGTCAAGGCCAGTGCCACGGGGCCGGTGATTGCCTTTCAGGGTGCGGGGCGCGTGGCCTGGAGCCCGCGCGATGTGGTGTCATTGACGCGCACGGGGTTTCTGGGCAACCCGGTGGCGTTCCGGGCGGTGAAGCTGATCGCGGAAAGTGCCGCGGCCTTGCCGCTGGTGGTGCAGGATGCCGGGCGGCGCTATGACGTGCATCCCGTGATCGCGCTGCTGGGTCGCCCGAACCCGGTGCAGGGCAAGGCGGATTTTCTGGAGGCGGTGTACGGCCAGTTGCTGCTGTCGGGCAATGCCTTTGTCGAGGCGGTGCCGGGGGCGGATGGCGCGGTGGCCGAGCTGCATGTGCTGCGGTCGGACCGGATGAGCCTGGTGCCGGGGGCGGATGGCTGGCCGGTGGCCTGGGATTACACCGTGGGCGGGCGCAAGCACCGCTTCGACATGACGGGTGGGGCGCAGCCGGTGTGCCATATCCGGGCGTTTCATCCGCAGGACGACCATTACGGGTTCTCGCCCATGCAGGCGGCGGCGGTGGCGCTGGATGTGCATTCGAGTGCGTCGAAGTGGTCCAAGGCGCTGCTGGACAATGCCGCGCGCCCCTCGGGCGCCATCGTCTACAAGGGGGCGGACGGGCAGGGCAGCCTGGCCGCGGACCAGTATGACCGGCTGGTGAGCGAGATTGAATCGCACCACATGGGCGCGCGCAATGCCGGGCGCCCGATGCTGCTGGAAGGCGGGCTGGACTGGAAGCCGATGGGCTTTTCGCCTTCCGACATGGAGTTTCACAAGACCAAGGAGGCGGCGGCGCGCGAGATTGCCGTGGCCTTCGGCGTGCCGCCGATGTTGCTGGGGGTGCCGGGGGATGCGACCTACGCCAATTACCAGGAGGCGAACCGGGCGTTCTTTCGCCTGACGGTGCTGCCGCTGGCGGCCAAGGTGACTGCGGCGCTGGCGCATTGGCTGTCAGGCTTTGGCGGCGATCCGGTGGAGGTGAAGCCCGATCTGGACCAGGTGCCCGCGCTGGCGGCCGAGCGCGATGCGCAATGGGCGCGGGTGGCGGCGGCGGATTTCCTGACGGTGGCGGAAAAGCGGGTGCTGCTGGGCCTGCCGCCGATGCCGGAGGGCGCATGAACACGCGCAAGCCGGGGGGATCGCGGTTCCTCTATGACAGTTTCGATGCCGCCGCGGCGCGGATCGAGGCGAACGAGCGGGTGGCCGAGGAGCGCTGGGTCGCGCTGGAGCGGCGGCTGGGCCAGATCGATGCCGCGCTGGAGCGGCTGGAGCGGCGCATCTGGCTGGGGGTTTACGGGGTGGCCGCGTTCCTGCTGGCGCAGGGCGCCGAGGCCATCCTGCGGGCGGCACTGAAATGAGGAGGCGGCATGGGTTGGGATGACGGGGGACTGGAGCACAAGTTCCACAGGCCCGAGGCGGGGCTGGCGGTGGCCGATGGCAGCCGGATTTCGGGCTATGCGTCCTTGTTCGGCGCAACCGACCAGGGCGGCGATGTGGTGCTGCCGGGGGCTTACGGCGCCAGCCTGGCGGCGCTGAAGGCCCGGGGCGGGGCGGTCAAGATGCTGTGGCAGCATGACCCGGCGCAGCCGATCGGCGTGTGGGACGAGGTGCGCGAGGACGACCGGGGCCTGTGGGTTTCGGGCCGGTTGCTGCCCGAGGTGGCCAAGGGGCGCGAGGCGGCGGCGCTGATTGCGGCCGGCGCGGTGGACGGTTTGTCCATCGGATACCGCACCAAGCGCGCCAGCAAGGATGCCGAGGGGCGGCGCCTGCTGGCCGAGGTGGAGTTGTGGGAGGTGTCGCTGGTGACCTTTCCCATGCTGGCGCAGGCGCGGGTGGCGGCCAAGGCCGACGCCGGATCGGGCCTGCTGGAAATGCTGACGCAGGCGTTCGCGGACGCAAGGCGGGAGCTGGCGGGCCGCTAGGCCCTTTTGCGTGAAAGGAGAAAGGGATGACCGAGCAGCAGTCTCGGGCCGGGGAAGGTCTGCCCGGCGAGGCGGCCCGCGGAATCGCGGGTTTCCTGAGCGAGTTCAACGGCTTTCAGGCCGAAGTGAAGAAACGTCTGCAACAAACGGAAGAGCGTGTGATGAATCTGGATCGCAAGACCCTGTCGGGCCGCCCGGCGCTGTCGCTGGCCGCGGATGTGGAAGTGCCGCATCGCAAGGCGTTCGACGCCTATCTGCGGGTGGGCGATGATGACGGCCTGCGGGGCCTGGTGCTGGAAGGCAAGGGCCTGAACACCGCCGTCAATGCCGAAGGCGGCTATCTGGTGGACCCGCAGACCGCCGACAGCATCCGCGCTGTGCTGAAGAACACCTCCTCGCTGCGGATGGTGGCGAATGTGGTGCAGGTCGAGGCCACGTCCTTCGACGTGCTTGTGGACCGCGGCGATGTGGGCCATGGCTGGGGCACCGAGACGGGCAGCGTCGCGGAAACCGGCACCGCGCAGATCGAGCGCGTGTCGATCCCGCTGCACGAGCTGAACGCGATGCCCAAGGCCAGCCAGCGCCTGCTGGACGATGCGGCCTTCGACATCGAAGGCTGGCTGGCGGGGCGCATCGCGGACAAGTTCGCGCGGGCCGAGGCGGCGGCCTTTGTCTCGGGTGATGGCGTCAACAAGCCGACCGGCTTTCTGGACCATCCGAAGGTTGCGGATGCGTCCTGGGCCTGGGGGAGCCTCGGTTACGTGGCCACCGGCGCCGCGGGCGATTTCAACGCCACCAATCCGGCAGATGCCATCGTCGACCTGGTCTATGCGCTGGATGCGTCCTATCGCGCCAACGGCACCTTCGTGATGAATTCGAAGACCGCGGGCGCCGTGCGCAAGATGAAGGATGCCGATGGCCGCTTCCTGTGGTCGGACGGCATGGCGGCGGGGGAACCGGCGCGGCTGATGGGCTATCCGGTGCTGATCGCCGAGGACATGCCCGACATCGGCGCCGGGGCCTATGCCATCGCCTTTGGCGATTTCCGTGCGGGTTACACCATCGCGGAACGCCCGGATCTGCGCGTGCTGCGTGATCCGTTCAGCGCCAAGCCGCATGTGCTGTTCTATGCCACCAAGCGGGTGGGCGGCGACGTGAGCGACTTTGCGGCGATCAAGCTGCTGCGGTTCGCGGTGTCGTAAGCGGGCCCCGGGGGCCGGGGGAAACCCCGGCCCGATGGGGACAGGGCGCGCATCCCAAAGACGGTGCTGTCCAGCAAGACCCTCCGCCCGAGCGGCGCCGGGGTGCGCGCCCGATGCGGGGAGCAATCAGGAGAGCGGGAATGAGGCTGACGGAACAGGCTATGGTGCCGGACGGGGCCTTGCCGGTGCAGGCGCTGAAGGATCACCTGCGGGTGGGGACGGGGTTTGCCGATGACGGCATGCAGGATGCGCTGGTGCGGGGCTATCTGCGGGCAGCGCTGGCGGCGGTGGAAGGGCGGATCGGCAAGGCGCTGATCCTGCGGCGGTTTTCGCTGGCGCTGACGCGGTGGCGGGACCCGAGCGCGCAGGCCTTGCCGGTGGCGCCGGTGGCGGCGGTGGTTTCGGTCGCGGTGGTGGATGGCGAGGGGGTGCCGGTGGTTCTGGCGCCGGATCGCTGGCGGCTGGAGGTGGACACGCACCGCCCGCGGCTGCTGGCGCGCGGGGCGATCTTTCCGATGGTGCCCGAAGGGGGCCGGGCCGAGGTGGTGTTCGATGCCGGCTTCGGGGTGTGGGACGATGTGCCGCCCGATCTGCGGCAGGCGGTTCTGCTGCTGGCGGCGCAGTATCACGAGTTGCGGCACGAGGCGGATGTCGGCGCGATGCCGTTCGGCGTGATGGCACTGATCGAGCGCTGGCGCACGGTGCGGGTGCTGGGGGGCGGGGCATGAGGCCGCGCTTGAACCGGGCTCTGGTGCTGGAGGCGCGGGCGGATGTGCCGGACGGGGCTGGTGGATTCTCGGTCGGCTGGGCAGGGCTGGGCACGCTGTGGGCCGCGGTCCTGCCGGGAACGGGGCGCGAAGGCGGCGACGAAGGGGTGAGCATCGGCGAGGTGCCGTGCCGCATCGTCGTGCGCGGCGCGCCGGTGGGGGCGCCGTCGCGGCCTGTGGCGGGGCAGCGGTTTCGCGACGGCGCCCGGGTGTTCCGCATCCTGGCGGTGACCGAGGCGGATGCGGCGGGGCGGTACCTGACCTGCTTTGCCCGCGAGGAGGTGGCGGCATGAGTTACGGGGCAGCGGCCGCCTTGCAGGCGGCGGTTTACGCGCATCTGGGCGCGGTGCCGGGGCTGGCGGTGTTCGATGCCGTGCCCGCGGGCACGGCGCCGGAAACCTATGTGCTGATCGGACCCGAGGAGGTGCGCGATGCATCCGACCGCGGCGGGGCCGGTGCCGAGCATCGGCTGGGCGTCAGCGTGGTCAGCCGTGCACCCGGCTTTGCCGCGGCCAAGGCGGCGGCAGGCGCGGTGACCGACGCGCTGGAAGGCGCCGAGCTGGTGCTGGCGCGGGGGCGGCTGGTGGGGCTGTGGTTTCAGCAGGCGCAGGCGCGGCGGCTGGACAACGGGGCGGTGCGGCGCGTGGACCTGGTGTTCCGGGCGCGGATCGAGCTGTAACGGCTATCACTTATCGAACATCTATGCGGCTCCGGCTGGGTATCCGGGGCTGTTTCCTTGTGGAAAGCGGAGAATCCCGATGGCGGTGCAGAACGGCAAGGACCTGTTGCTGAAGGTCGATCTTTCGGATGACGGGCAGTTCGAGACGGTGGCGGGCCTGCGGGCCACGCGCATCAGTTTCAACGCGGAAACGGTGGATGTGACGAGCCTGGAGTCCACCGGCGGCTGGCGCGAATTGCTGGGGGGCGCAGGCGTGAAAAGCGCCACGATTTCCGGCAATGGCGTGTTCCGCGATGCGGCGACGGATGCGCGGGCGCGGCAGATCTTCTTCGATGGCGAGACGCCGGATTTCCAGGTGGTGATCCCGGATTTCGGCGTGGTGGAAGGGCGGTTCCAGATCACCAGTCTGGAATATTCCGGCAACCACAATGGTGAGGCGACCTATTCGCTGAGCCTCGCCTCGGCCGGGGCGCTGGAGTTCGTGGCGCTGTGACGGGCAATCCCTGGGCCGGCGAGGTGGTGGTGCGCCTGGACGGGCGCGACCATGTGGCAAAGCTGACGCTGGGGGCGCTGGCCGAGATGGAGGCGGCGCTGGGCGCGGGCAGCCTGATCGAGGTGGTGGAGCGGTTCGAGGCGGGCCGGTTCACCGCGCGCGATGTGATCGCGGTGCTGGTGGCGGGCTTGCGCGGCGGCGGCTGGCACGGCAGCGCCGCCGATCTGGCGCAGGCCGAGCTGGCGGGCGGCCCGGTGGGTGCGGCGCGGCTGGCGGCGCGGCTGCTGGCGCGGGCCTTTGCCAGCCCCGGGGACGATCCGTGAGGCGGATCGACTGGGCGGGCCTGATGCGGGTGGGCATGGGCCCGCCCGCGGCAGGCGGGCTGGGGCTGGCGCCGGGCGTGTTCTGGCGGCTGAGCCCGGCGGAATTGCGGATCATGCTGGGGATGGGGGCCGAGGCCGCCCCGGTCGGGCGCGCCCGGCTGGAGGCGCTGATGGCGGCCTTTCCGGACAAGGGGAAAGCAGGCGATGGATGAACTGGCCGAACAGGTGGCGGCGCTGGAGGCGACGCTGGGAAACAGCGCGGGGCTGGTCGCGGCCTTTGATGGCGAGCTCAGGCGCATGTCGGACAGCCTGGTGTTCACGGGCCGCGAGGTGAACACCCTGTCCACCGGCATCGGCGGGGGTCTCAGGCGGGCGTTCGACGGGCTGGTGTTCGACGGGCTGAAGCTGTCGGACGCGCTGAAGATGGTGGCGCGGTCCATGGTGGACACGGTCTACAACGTGGCGATGCGGCCCGTTCAGAATGCCGTGGGCGGGGCGATTGCCGGGGGAATCGGGTCGCTGTTCCAGGGGCTTATGCCCTTTGCCGAAGGCGGCGCCTTCAGCGCGGGGCGGGTGATGCCCTTCGCCAACGGCGGCGTGGTGACGGCGCCGACGATGTTTCCCATGCGCGGCGGCACCGGGCTGATGGGCGAGGCGGGGCCCGAGGCGATCATGCCGCTGGCCCGCGGGCCGGACGGGCGGCTGGGGGTGATGGCGGCCGGCGGGGGCCGGGCGGTGAGCGTGGTGATGAACATCACCACCCCGGATGTCGACGGGTTCCGGCGCAGCCAGAGCCAGATTGCCGCGCAGATGAACCGGGCGCTGGCGCGCGGGCAGAGGAACGGGTGACATGGCGTTTCACGAGGTGAGGTTTCCGGCCAACCTGAGCTTTGGTTCGGTCGGCGGGCCGGAGCGGCGCACGGAAATCGTGACGCTGGCGAGCGGGTTCGAGGAAAGGAACAGCCCCTGGGCGCATTCGCGCAGGCGCTATGATGCGGGGCTGGGGTTGCGGTCGCTGGATGATGTGGCCGCACTGGTGGCGTTCTTCGAGGCGCGGGGCGGGCAGTTGCATGCGTTCCGCTGGAAGGACTGGGCCGATTTCAAGTCCTGCGCCCCGAAGGGGGTGCCGGGGGACATGGACCAGCTGCTGGGGTTCGGGAACGGGGCCGAGCGGGTGTTCGGCTTGCGCAAGGCTTATGCGAGCGGCGAGCAGGTTTACTGGCGGCCAGTGCGAAAGCCGGTGGCGGGCACGGTGCGGGTGTCGGTGGCCGGGCGGCCGATGGTGGAGATCGAGGCCTGGGAGGTGGATGTCGGCACCGGGCTGGTGACGTTCGCCGATCCGGTCCCGGAAGGGGCCGAGGTGCGCGCGGGGTTCGAATTCGACGTGCCGGTGCGGTTCGATACCGACCGCATCGCGGTGTCGGTGGCGAGTTTCCAGGCGGGCGACGTGCCGGTTGTGCCGGTTGTCGAGGTGCGGCTGTGAGCGCGCTGCTGGATCATTTGGGCACCGGGATCACCACGGTGGCGCGCTGCTGGCGGGTGGTGCGGCGGGATGGGGTGGTGATGGGCTTCACCGACCATGACCGCGATCTGGTGTTCGAAGGCACGCTGTTCCGCGCCGGCGCGGGCCTGAGCGCCAAGGCGGTCAGCCAGACTACTGGGCTGGCTGTGGACAACACCGAGGCCGCGGGGGCCTTGTCGGATGCCGGCATCACCGAGGCTGACCTGCTGGCGGGCCGGTTCGACGGTGCCGAGGTGGAGGCCTGGCTGGTCAACTGGGCCGATCCGGCGCAGCGGATGCTGCAGTTTCGCGGGTCCATGGGCGAGGTGGTGCAGGCCGCTGGCGCCTTTCAGGCCGAGTTGCGCGGGTTGACCGAGCGGCTGAACCAGCCGCAGGGGCGGGTCTATCAGCGCGGTTGCTCGGCAGTACTGGGCGATGCGCAGTGCCGGGTGGACCTGTCCTTGCCCGGCTATTCCGAGGAGCGGGCGGTCGAGGCGGTGGAGGATGGCCGGGTGTTTGGCTGGGCCGATTTCCTGGGCTTCGATGATCGCTGGTTCGAGCGGGGGCGGCTGGTGGTGGTCAGCGGGGCGGCGGCCGGGCTGGTGGCGGTGGTCAAGAACGACCGGCTGTCCGGGCGGGCGCGGACGGTGGAGCTGTGGGAGGCGATCCGGGCGCCGGTTGCCCCGGGCGACATGGTGCGGCTGGAGGCGGGGTGCGACCGGCGGGCGGAAACCTGTCGGTTGAAGTTCGCCAATTTCCTGAATTTTCGCGGTTTTCCGCATCTGCCGGGCGAGGACTGGCTGACGGCGGTGCCGCGGTCCGAAGGGGTGAACGATGGCGGCAGCCTTGGGCGATAGGGTGCTGGCCGAGGCGCGGGGCTGGATCGGCACCCCCTATCTGCATCAGGCCAGTTGCAAGGGTGCCGGGGCAGATTGCCTTGGCCTGCTGCGGGGCGTCTGGCGGGTGGTGGTGGGGGCGGAGCCTTGTGCGGTGCCGCCCTACACGCCGGACTGGGCCGAGCCATCGCGCGACGAGGTGCTGTTGCGGGCCGCGCGGGCGTGGCTGGTGGAAAAGCCGCTGGATCAGGCGGCGCCCGGCGATGTGCTGGTGTTCCGGATGCGGGCGGGGGCGATTGCCAAGCATCTGGGGATTCAGGGCGCGGTGGGGCCGGGGGCGAGCTTCGTGCATGCCTATTCCGGGCATGCGGTGGTGGAAAGCCCGCTGTCGGGCCCCTGGGCGCGGCGGATCGCGGCGCGCTTTGCCTTTCCGGGTTGA